CCGCATAACGGCAGCCGCTCTCCCGTGGTATTCAAGTAATGATAATCTCCGCCGTAGTCTCCGCCAGGTTCATCCGGGTACAGCAACAGGGCTTTTGCCAGTTCCGGTGCTGCGCTCAAGCCAGATACCAGAGTCATATCCTTGTACTGTCCTCCATTTCCCTGATCCGTGGTGTATGTAACAGCGCCATTGGTTAACTGGATCTTGCTGGATACCCAATCCCATTTAAGGGTATCTGCAGATCCGGGATCAACAAGAGTTCCATCTGATTTAATTGCTTTCCATTCAGTAGACTGAGCCCCCATATTCGTTTCGGCCAGCATGCTGTTGGCATATGGGATAATCTGGATTTCTCCATCCTTCAGGCGCATACCGGCGCACCATTCCCATACGTTTCCGTTCAAATCAAAAATTCCGTCAGGCATCCAGTTATGGCTCCATGTGTTAGGTCCAGATCCGGTAGCGCACCTTGCAGGCTCTCCATTATGGTCTCCAGATGTTTCGTAACTTGTAGGGATTCCTTTCTCATGGGGGTAAGAAACATCTTTACCATAGTTATTGTTTCCTCTCGGCATGGTTCCGTTTTTCCGGCACCACAGAGCAATCGCACTCCAAAGGGAATACGGAACTAGGCTCCACCCATTTCCTTTGTTTCGGCAGTAGGTAAGAGCCTGATCGAAAGTGGTATATGTTTTCGGATCACGCATCGGAAGACTATATGCGCGCTCATTCAAGACGATACTCTGATACTTCCCAACATAAATTTTATCTTTGTCTACTCCGCCTACTTTAAATCCTGGATGAATGTTCTGACTGCCTCCGTCCATGATCTCCGAAATATTCATTTTCGGAAATGGAACCATTACAGATGGCATTTCCATGTCATCAAAAAGGACGGTATTCTTACCGCCCGACATCGCTTCTATCGCTAATTTAAAATCATCAAAATTCGGCATTATTTAAACCTCCATTTCCCATAATCTAAGTTCACACTTTTCAATATCAAAAGGAACCGGCTCCCTGCTCGTAATTGTCTGGGATTCGGTTCCTTCTTCTGACTCTGGATTGTAATCCGGATTTTCCGACTCAGTTTCGATATACTCCCTTGCCGGCACAACAAGCTGTGCTACATATATTTCACCGCTTGAGGCCCCCATCACCAGAGCGCCGGTGTAATCCTGGCAAATATCGATAACCACTTCGTAGTCTCTCTCCTTTTTGGATGCGTCAAACATCAGATCTCCATCATTGAAGCTGATAATCTTCCCCATGACCTCATAGGGGATAAAATTTGTGCCGTCCTCCGGCAGATGCGTTACTTTCATCATAAATACCTCCTTCTGTTCTGAGCCATGTTTACTGCTTCTCTGGTACGGGCCGCTGCGATCTCCGCCGCTTCCCTCATGGACGGATCGCGTCGATCAACTCCATAGCTCCTCATTACATGTTCTTCTTCTTTTCTGCGATCATCATTTTTGACAATAATATTCGCCATTTTAAATGCCTCCTCTCACATAGCAGTTTACAATCACCTGGCTTGCAGAACCGGTATAAGCGATTTTGAAGCCATTCAGAAGTTTGTCGCTGAATTCAAACTCTCCAACAGCGCCTCCCGTCACGCTGACTACTTCGCATTCAACCGTATAATCCATGTTGTTCCTCTGATTAGAAAGCTGCACGGTTTTTTTAGAATTATTGTGTGGATACTGCTGAGAATTTGTCAGCGTAACCTGTATTTTTTCTCCCGTAATCGCAGCAAGATCACGATTGACCTGGAGAAGTTCGCGAGCATTTTCCGATGCCATAAGCATTGCTTCAAATGCAGCCAGGTCCATAATATTGAAATTTGTCGCATTCTGAGGAGTTCCTTGTTGTTCTACTTTTCCCGGAGACGGTGTATGTTGCACAAGCCCTCCGCCCAAATCCTGTTCCTCAAACCTGCCGGGATACTGAACCACATGATCTTTCCAGTTCACAAGTTCTCGCATTATTCTTCAACCTCCCTTTCACTGATTTCCAACTGGCAGACATAATAAAAGCCCTCTGCAACAGAATTCATTTCTAAGGATTCCTGTTTAGAGAGCCATAAGTCATTATTTGTGTCATACAATTGGATTTCTGTAACAGTAGCGGCGCCTGTGGTAGCTGCTTCGATCTTAAATCGGACTTCCACAATCCCGTCTTCCGTTACATTCACCGATTCGATCTTCGTCTTGTGATAAGTCGAACCGACTTTGTACTTCGCATAGGCAATCGTACGTTTCGTGTAATCGCGATATCCCTGGATTGCCTTGCTTGTCAATAGCTTCATCTGCATACCTCCTTTTTTATATCTCAAAGGCATCTCCACAGAGCTTGTATCTGACTTGATACGCCTCTGTGGCAACCTCTGGAACCACTCCGTTATCGGATTCTGCCGACCGGACACTTACTTTTGGATCTGTGCCTGTCAATTTACTGTGATAAATGTGTCCTTCCCCTTCTGCTTCTGCATTAATTTCCACGGATGAATACCTAGCGCTCGCCTGCGTATTTGGGTATATTCCTGTTTTGACATGTTCACCCGTGTTTGGATATACAACCGAAAGTCCTCTTCCTTGTCCTGATACATCAATGTTATTATCCAACAGTTCCATTCCAACGCTTGTGATAGGATATTGACCGGATTTATGCATTTCACCAGTTAGAGGTACTTCTGTTTTGCAATAATCAGTTGACGGAACTACATCT